GATACCTACTCTGTAGTTATTTACTGTTTAAAACAGTATTAGAAGATGGGCTGTGAATAATGGCGGTTTCCGGATCCAAGGACTTTGAACCGAATGTAGCAGAGTACATAGAGGAAGCCTTTGAAAGGTGTGGAATAGAGTTCCGCACCGGGTACGATGCGGAGACCGCCAGAAGGTCTTTGAACCTGCTATTTGCCGATTGGGCCAATCGCGGTCTAAATAGGTGGACCATAAAACAGGTAAGTCAGACGGTTGCTTCCGGGATAACTGATTATCCGGTAGGATCCATAACAATGTCCGTCTCTGCGAGTGGCAGTTTTTCTATTGCGGAAACTATTACGGGTGGCACCAGCGGGGCTACCGCCTCCATTATTACTAAACCTACCTCAACTTCTTTGACATTAACCGTCCCGGTGGGCGTATTCTCGTCAGGTGAGACCATTACGGGTGGCACTAGTGGAGCATCAACATCTACTACTTCTACGGCATCTCTTGAAGACGCTCAGTCCACCGTAGACATTCTATCTGGGGTAGTTCGGCGCAGTGATTCGGATATATCTATAACAAGGGTTAGTCGAGACGACTATCTGACCATTGCAAACAAATCCACTACCGGAAGGCCCACACAGTTTTATGTAGACCGTCAAATAACGCCTATAGTCAAGATATGGCCCGCTCCGGAGAATAGCACCGACATATTTATCTATGACCGACTGGTTCGCATAGACGATGCGGATGCTTCTGTGAATACCCTGGACATACCTTTTAGGTTTTATCCCTGCCTTACTGCCGGTCTCGCGTACTACATGTCCTTGAAGAGAGCCCCGGATAGAATTCAAATTTTGAAAGGGCTGTATGAGGAAGAGTTCCAGCGGGCCGCAGACGAAGACCGAGATAAAGCTAATATCAACCTTGTTCCTTCTTATACCTTTGTAAGTGCGGTATCCTGATGTCTAGATACGCATCTAATAAGTACGCCATGGGCATATCGGACCGTTCTGGTTTTGCATATAAGTTGAGAGATATGCGGAAAGAGTGGACTGGAATGCTTGTTGGTAAGGACGAGTTTGAGGCTAAACAACCACAATTGGAGGTGGTCCGGTCTCCGGCAGATCCACAAGCTTTGAGGGACGCCAGACCCGATAGAACAGAGCCCGCCGTGACTGTTCTATTAAAGTTCGATCCGTTCAAATCGGCAGGTAGCGGAACCTCAACGATTACAGTCACAGAGGTTAGTCATGGTCGCTCAACAGGGGACACAGTTAGGTTTCGTTCCGTAGAGGCTTTTGACGGATTTACTTCATCCAACATACAATCGGCATCCGGCTATTCGATTACGAAAGTAAGTGATGACACGTACACATTTTCTGCGGGTAGTGAGACAGCGACATCCGGTAATACGACGGGTGGAGGTGGAACTGCATCTGCCGGTCCTGTTACAGTGAGTGCATGACATGGCTTATACCTTTACTACTTTAAAGACAGCGATACAGGACTATACACAAAACACCGAAACGACTTTTGTCAGTCAGTTGTCTCGGTTCATTCTGAACGCAGAAGAACGCATTCTGAAAGAAGCGCAACTAGACGTGTTTAGAAAAAATTCCTCGGGGTCAACGACTGCGGGAAATAAATACTTGTCGAAACCCTCCGACTTCCTTTCTCAGAACTCTTTAAGTGTGATCAGCAGTTCCGAAAACAAGTTCTTGTTGTATAAGCAAGTTACGATGCTTCAAGATTTTACTCCAAACCCCGCAACCACGGGGACGCCTGTGTATTATGCCGATTGGGACAGTGACAGCTTTCTATTAGCTCCTACACCGGATCAAGTCTATACGATGGAGCTTCATTACTTTTACCGCCCAACATCTATAACGACAGCCGCAAGTGGAACCAGTTACCTTGGTGATAATGCGGAGCTTGCTCTCCTCTACGGGAGTTTGGTAGAGGCGTATACCTTTATGAAGGGCGAGGCTGATCTCCTTCAACTTTATAACAACAGGTTTCAAGAATCGTTGCAGTGGGTGAAAAATTTGGGTGAGGGGCTTCAAACCAGAGATCAGTATCGGTATGATCGTCTACGGCGGGATGTTCAGTAATGTTTGATAGTGATTCGGCAACCGAGATTGCAAGCCCGTTTGTTTTTACCTCTACTAACAGAGGTCATTCGCCTGAAGAGATGGCTGAGATGGCTATGAATAAGATCATGGTTGTTTCTGATACAGCGCCGCCTGTTATTAAAGAACAAGCTATGGCGCACCGAGATCGACTGAAGGAGATACTGATCTTCTACATGGAGAGAATGGCGCAGAGCGAGAGAACTACGATCTGGGCTCTGATGAAACAACAGGGCCATGAGGACATGGCTGAGATCATAAGGAGGTTGTAATGGCTATTGGTTCTTCCGCAATGTGCGGAACATTTAAGAGAGAGATACTTGCGGGTATCCACCGTTTGACATCAAGCTCTCGCGGAGATTCGAGTTCAATAAGCGCGGACACTTTTAAAGTGGCTATGTTTACGAATAGTTCTTCTATTGACGCTGACACCGCTCAATACACTACCAGTAACGAAGTTTCTGGCACTAATTACACTGCGGGAGGTGCCGCTCTGTCCAGTGTAACCATTGGGCTTGGGGACGATGGTTCCTCAAGCGGTCCAGGAGGAGGAGGGATTCCCACTGCTTTTGTAGACTTCGCGGACACTACGTTTTCGTCTTCTACGATTTCAAGTGCTAGAGGTGCCTTGATTTATAATTCAACTCTGAGTGGTGCAAGCACAGGTTCTACAACTACGGCATTAGCAAATCCATCGGTAGCGGTTATTAACTTTGGTGGAGACAAATCGTCCAGTGCAGGTGATTTTACCATCCAGTATCCCGCGAATAGTGCAACCGCTGCAATAATTAGGATTGGTTAATGGCCCTAGTCACTGGCTGGAATAGAAGTACTTGGAACTCCGGGGCTTGGAATAGTCCACTTCCCGTAGAAGTTACAGGTGTTTCTGCCGCCAGTGCCGTAGGCTCCGTAACGGTTAGTCTTCCTGTATCAGTCAGCGTTACAGGTGTTTCTGCGGCAAGTGCGATAGGGACGGCAACTGCGACAGGTGTATCAAACGTAAGCGTAACGGGTGTATCTGCTGCAAGTGCGGTGGGTAGCGCCACAATAGTTGAGGGAACGGGTGTAACTTTCAGCGTAACGGGTGTATCTGCTGCAAGTGCGGTGGGAAGCCCGACGTTAATAACAAACTCTATCCTTTCTCCATCTGGAGTTTCTGCTGCAAGTGCGATAGGATCGGTACAAATTAACTTTAGTTTCTCTGTAGAAGGAGTTTCTGCTGCGGGTTTGGTTAACACTGTACTAATTTGGGATCAGATTGATGATTCACAGACCTCTGGGTTTACAGAAATTAATGCATCCCAAACACCTACCTGGACACAAATAGCGGCATAAGGACGGTACGATGGCATCTACATTTACAACAAATTTTGGCATTGAAAAGATCGGCTCTGGTGAGCAGTCCGGTGCTTGGGGAACGACCACTAACCACAATCTAGACCTTTTAGATCGCATAGCGTCATTCA